AATACTACACCAGCCTCGGTGACGTGTTATTTATAACCTAGGATCCCGGCAAATTGCAAGCGCATACCCCTAGACTACATAATATTTACAAATTTAGTCCCTCCGTGTATGAACAGTACCCAATTACATTTTCTCTCTCACATAGAGCTCTTAGTATGGCCCACATTATAATCCCTGATTTTTTTATTTTTTATATTCTTTTTTTTTTCATTTCATTCTTTCTTTTTTTAAAGAAACAAAATTTTTTTTGAATGCCGCTGCGCGGCAATTGTTTTCCAAATGAATTATAATGGGATCGTTCGTTTATTTTTTTTAATTTCATTTTTTCTTGTATTCAAGAAACAAAACTATTTAATCAACATAATCATCGCAATTATCATTAATATGGTGGTGTTTAAGACAAACACCACATGGTCTACATGGAATTACATGAACTCTATCAATGCTAATTTTCTCAAAGTCTGGGAGAAAATTAGACATTACAACTACATGAATACAATTAATTAAAGGAGCCATGAGAGGCTCATACTTATTACTAACTATTAATCTATCCTTAAACATTTCTATTAAACTGTATTGTAGATAATCCTTCTTATCACGAGGAATATCAAATACAATATTATTTCCTAAACACCCTATATACTGGTAGCTGACATTATCGGCAGACCCACCACGAGTATAGAACCAGGACCCACTTCTGTACAGGTCTCGCGCGAATGTGGATTTTCCTTCACCACCATCTGGCCCATAAACCCAGAAAATAGTGCGGTCATCTGGGTCCCTCTCGAGGAGCGTCTTCAGGCGCGATTGCCAAGATTTCAAATTTGAAATTTGAATCTCATTCGCGGTCTTCTGGAAATCTTCTTCTGCAATCTTTGCCTTGACTCGTCGGAAGACTGACGGATTCTCCTCAGCCATTCTAACAGGACTTCGAATTACAGATTCTCGTTGCCGGCGTTTGTGCGAACCTGCAGCAGTATATTCACCAAATTCAAAGGGGCCGGAAACCCTAGTTTCCTCTTTCATACAATAATCCCGAGCTTCGTCGGTCTTACGCGCACGCTGTTTCTCCAGGTGAGGGTTCAGGTCACCAAAGAGTGCCTTAACCTGCGCAAGGCTTCTTTTCCCCTTCAATTGGAGATACCCCTGCAGGTGGCGACGTCGAGTCGTGGGAGACTCTTCCTCTTGCCAGCAGGCGTAACTCACGTGAGTGTTCTCGAAGAGAGGCACAAGGTCGGGGGCAGTCGCAGAAAGGAAGAAGACGGTGAAACACCACCATTGGGACTGAATCGTAGGCATTTTTTCTTTTAAGGGCACAGAAGAGAGAGAGCACGTGAATCGCACAAGGGAACCGAGGAGAGGGAACCGAGGCTGGGT